GAACGGTCAAGTTGACGAGGAGCTAAAGCCTCTAGCTCTTTTTTCAAGTCCGCCGGAACACTGGGCGCCCTGTCCTGTTTACCTTGGGCGATCAGGTTTTTAAAGATGTCTCCGAGATTCTCGTTTTTTTCTGATTTGGGGATGAGACCTGCCTCACGCAGGCGCTTTTTCAGTTCAAGAACATCTTGAGTTTTATGAACTTGTCCTCCGATTTCCTGGCGGAGTTGACCACGAATTTGATTGAACTTATTTTGAAATCCTTTGACTCGTTGCTCTCGAACTTGAGCGTAGAGTTTGACGACGCCGAGTTTAGACCGAACTTTAGTTAAAGACTGAGAGACGACCGGACCCAGTTCCAGGACACACCGGTCAGAGCGAGTAATGCAAGTCGCTCCACAAGATTTACCTTTTGTGCAGCGTTTCATGGATTACTCTCCCATGAACTCGCGCATCTTCTCCTCAAGGGCAGCGATTTGATCTCCGATATCTGCCATTTCCGAATAGCAGTCATCTTGGTCATATGTGCGATTATAATCATCCATTTGTTTTTGACCGGCATTTCCGCCAGGAGTAGCAACGGCCATGCGGGCATCCAGAGCTTCCTTAGCCTTGATCATGTCCTGCATTTCCTGCATACAGCGGTGAAACTCTTGAAAGTTTCCGCGCAGGCGACAAACGCGAAGTTTATTTTGCTGCTCGTCGATACGGAGGTCCAGAGCTTCGGACTGCTTTTTCAGATCCTCGTAACGCTCTCCGTTGGCGACATTGGCGGGTGTCAGTTCGTTATATGCATCCCGAAGTTTGCTAGTAACTTCAGGTTCTTCGACTGTGTTACGCTTATAGTCCGTCGGTGGGTGCGAAAAGTCATAGTCAACAATCTGGTGACCGTGCTCTTTGAAAATTAAATACGCCTTTTCAATGGCGTCCTGATTGATAGAATCTTTCCGCATTGCCGGACAAGGACATTATGTAGGGTTTTACCCTATTTGTACTCTATTTTCTCTTCCATGAGGGAATCCTCTACGTTTCTGCATTTGCACAAGAACACAAGCTGGTTTTTGTCCAAGCTCAGGATGTTCGGGATCTTCCCATTTCTGAGAGCCTGTTATTGCTCCCCCTATTTTTCCACCTTCCGAACAATGTAAAAGAAGTTCTTCCTCTGATAAACTCCAGATTCCCCTACCCAGGAGCACATTTTCTTTGCCAACCCTTGTTCCGTTTTCTACACTGTATTGCGACAGGTTTTGACCTTCCCGTTTGCTTGACTCTAACTGTAGGTCGGTTTTAGGGCCATAGAAACCTATCTTTCGCTCTTTAGCTAGTTTTACAGCAGAAACACCGCCTTTTGAACATGAATCTAGAGACATATGAAAACCTACCGCCTCATTTAAACACAAAGGGTTGTTTAAGTCAGGTCTTATAAGTCTGTCCTCTATAAGTTTAGCCTCGGCCCAGTCGTCGAAAAACTGCAATATTTGCACTCTAGGGGTGTAAAAAGTCCACATCCATTTATGAGACACAGGTGTCCCTAGATATTTTTCTCCATGTTTCTTTTCTTTATGCACACCCCAATACCAATGGGGAACTTCTTCGAAAGTTACTTTGTAAACGTAGATTCTTGGGCTCATGGATTATAATAGTTTATTGTCATGACCGTAAATCACCACGCCTTACAGGACCAATACCTGGCCGAGAGTTTACTATTGTCTTGATCACATTTATGCCTGGCTCGAAAACTTTTTCTCCGATCAGGCTCGTTCTTACGAATCTTCATGTGTTGGTCTCCAAAACGGACGATTTTTTCTTTTCCGTTCTCACAAGCTTTCACCACTGATTTTTTAGTAGGGTGGTCAGGAGTTCTATGAGGCTTGTTACACGCCATCTTGCTCTTATCGAGCCGCTCTGCGTACGCTTCGTAGAACTCAGCAAGAGCGTCAGGGTCAAACTGGCCGAACATTGTTCCTTTCCTTCGAAGTAAAGTCAGGATGGGCACCCAGACGGGCGCGGTTAATCTTAATGGACTCTTGGGGAATCTCTTCAAACTCGCGATGAGAAGGCACTTTCAGGTCGCGCAAACCGTGCCACATTGTATTTAGTTGAGTGTTCATGTCTCACCTCCGAAACGCAGATAATCGGCAACGCTGGCAAGAGCTACGCCAGCATTTGCAATCTTGGTAGCAACCCAAGGTTCCAGATTGTCATCGGGGTACAGCAATCCGAGCATAATATCGATTTTTTCGCGAGAAACACGGAGCTGAGTAATAATCATATTTGCATTCGGCTCCATTGAATGGAAAGCATCATGAAAATCTTCAGTCTCTGCATAGTTAGGCGCAGCCGCCATTGCCAGATGCCCGTTATTCGCATTTGCCTTTTTGATTACTTCCATCCGAGGCATACGAATCTTCTGCTCACCCATTTGTGGGTTCTTCTCGTCACCAGCTCCAGGCTCTTTTGGCAGATAGTTCGGAGTCATTTCTGCAGTGGCAATATCACCTTCGCCGTGCTCAGCGTCTTTCTTAACAGGCACGCAGTTCGGTACAGTGCGTCCGTTTTTCTTTTTGACGCCAATGGCTTCATAGCCTTTCCAGCACGCTTTTTTCAGCTCTTCGCGAGCGTCTTCAGCGAATCCGAGACCAGCGAGGCGATCCCAATCGTAATCTTGTAAGCTCATCTGTGTCTCCATTCACGTAATGATGAAAGTTCCTCTCGTATGTCGTCTAATCGTCTGTCAATCGATGCATGCCAGGTTTCTTCACCACGGATATGCACTAATAGCTCTTCTTTGGAAACGTATTTCTCAGGAAGAGTAAGTCGAACGTCAACTAAAGTTTGATCAAGTTTTTCAACTTTCTCGGTAAGATTTCTCATGACCGCGTTTCCTGAGTTCTGCATTTTTTCGAACTTTTTGGAGTTTCGATCTAAAATCCAACCGAGCCCTGAAATGATTGTCGCGACTGAAGCTACGACACCAAGCAAGTCAAACCCGAGCATGGCTTACTCCGTCGGTAAACCAGACTCACCAGCTGCCAGACGTTTCTTGACGGATTCCGGAAGCCCAGACTCCCAGCCATGTTTTTTGGCGATTGAAATGATGCGGCGCATAATCGCACGAGGGTTAGCAGCGCGGCCAACGGAGGACCAGGCAGCAGCAACGTCAACAGGACCGGCAATCGGGAATGACATGTCAGGGCCAGCAAACTCACCCTTGACCTTGCCCTCTTTCAGGGCTTTCCGCTTTTCGGTGCTCCACTCGCGGTACTCCTGGTCCTTCTGCTTCTTGTTTAAGCACGAGGGACAATGACCGCAATCACAGGACTCCTTAAATGCTCCGCCGGGCAGCGGCATGCTCAGAAGCTCAGAGTCTTGAGAATCGCCTTCGGCAAACCCATACTCGTTCTTTTTCATTTCTTTGAACAAGGACATTCGAGCTTTTTTACGATCGAAGATTTCCTTCATCGCATCTTTGCCGTCAGCATTCTCGTTATACTCACGATTGACCATGCCCATCCTCTTTTCGCGATGCTCGGCGTTCATCTTGAGAATGTTCTCGTTGTGGTTGCTCATCATTCCATCCGGTCCAGGGCGCCACTTTTTACCGGTGGCATTCATTTTCTTGAGTTGCTCACCACTAATGGCGTTACTTGCGTTAATGGCTCCGCCAGGACCGGGGAGAATAACGCCGCTAAAGTCAAAGTTTGCACCGTACATTGCGATTACTCCGGGTTATTCCAGATGATTTCTTCAACCATAAACCGCTGGTTGAACAGGCTGGCAACCCCTTCTTCGCCTGCCATCTCGGCAAACTCAGCTCCAGTCAAAGGAGTAACTTTGTGGTCGCGAATGATGCCAAAACGGTCGCCATTGCCCTCAGTGGCTCCAAACCCGAGCCAGCGAAGAACTTTCTCACGAGTAGAAAAGTCTTCAGATTGAGGATCAACATCGGGTCCGTAAATAACGAATCCTTCCGGCAAGTGGGCAACCAAAGTTTCCCAAACGGTGACAAGTTTACGACCTACTGAAATCCGATCATAGACGCTTTCGATCGTGACATGAGGGCTTTGATTTACAGCGTACCCGAAATGACCGTGCGATAACAAGATTTCAAACTTTTGCCCATCCTCTTCCCCAGTTAAGTGAATAACGGGTTCAGGTGAGACAAGCACATCCGCAAAAGGTTGATTCGGACGCATCCACTTTGCAAATTGAATAGCGTCCTCTACCCGATCGGCAGCGGTCTCATCAGGAACGGTAAGACGGTGGGGGATAGCCTCGTTATACTCCCGTTGGCGGGGATTGTCCGATTCTAGTTCAAGTTTTTCCAGAGGAACGACCGGTCTGGGAGCAGCTAACTGCATGGTGCAACTACGGTTCGATGGATACTTTTACCCGTGTCTATTCTTCCTCGTCGTCATCGTCGGGAGATCCGGCAATCTCATTGATCAGATTTTCAACTTCCTCATCACTCATGCTGTCAATCTCGTCATCACCATCCATTACTTCGTCGGAGAGATAGGCGTTGGGATTGAAAGGAGTTTTCAAGTCTTGGTCGGGACCTTTACCGCTCGGGTACTTCCAGAGTCCAGTGTGCTCGATCCAAGGAGAAGTATTTGTTACAACGTTGGTTGGCAATCCGGAGTTGTTAGCGATTTCATCGGAGTCAGGAGTCTGCATCTGCTGAGCATAAGCAGCCCGAAATGCTTCGATTGCGTCGTGGTTGAAATCACCGCCGATTCTGTTAGTCATGTTGGTTCTTTACCTTTTCTTGATTTTACCCGAGGGGTCTTGAAGCAACTTGCTATTGCCCATTAACTTTTCCTTATATTGTTTCACTTTCGCATTCACTTCTGCCCTCAGTTTGCCTTCCTCGATCAATCTCTCTTTCTTTTCAGCACGAGTCTTTTCTTTTTCCTCGTCAACTTCGTCTAAATCCTCTTCCTCCTCGTCTCTTCCTTCAGGATGCGTTTCCTGAGTGAGCCGATCCAGCAATGTGTCGAAATGATCTCTTAAACGGCGGCGGCAGACACCATCGATAGCCACAGTAACTGGACCGCATGGAAGCCGATGCCGTTCAATCTCTCTTTTGGTGTTCATTTTAAGCTCCTGTTCTACGGGGCATCCAGCCGTCTGGGTGAGTATGATAGTGAACTCCCGCTTTCTTTTCTTTGCGGGGGTTGGAGTCGCTGCGATTTGTTTCTCGCATCGCAGTGATCATCGTATCGCGCATTGCTCGAAGATCTTCGCGAGGAACCGAGCAATAAGAACTATCTCGATAAGAACGATACTTGTGAGCAACGTCGGAAGGATCATCGCACTGAAGCATCATGTTCCAGATGCCGAGCGATTGAGCGTCTTTTAACGTTCCGGGTGGAAGTTTCGATTCGATTTCTGCCCGCTCGGGGCGACGGAAGCGAGTGTCTTTTCTCATGATGCTCTCGGCGATTTTTCAGGATAATCTTCCAGAATCTTAGCTCCCCATTTTACGATTTCCGGTTCGAGAAGTTTAAAAGAGTCGGCAGGGAGTCGGTTTTTGTAGATTTTAATATAATCTCGAACCATGCTTTTTGTGCTTCCTCCATTTTCCATCCAGTCCTTGTTCCAAACTTTCTTCACTTCACTACGAATAGCAGCTACGTCATCTTCTGATAAATATTTTCTAGCGAGACCATATGCACGACCGAAAACAGCAGGTTGGGTGTTTGTTAAACGCCCCCCAGGACCCAGACCGTACAAGCCAGACACGAAGAAACTGTCTCGATTAAACAGGTACTTCATGTTGGAAGGAGAGATTTTGATTAGCTCCGCATCTCCCATCGCTTTTGGATTCATGGAAGCCAGAGTTTTCTTCAACGCATCTTTCGCTCTTCCCTTTTTAGCTGCTGCGTCGTAATATGCTCTTAAAGCCGTACGGTCCTTAGGGTCTGGCAAGCTGTCAATCCATTTTTTCAGTTCGGAGTCTGCTCGTTGCCGTTGCGCTCCTGAACGTGCCAGGATCCAGTTACTAGGGTGATCTAATCCACCTTTACTTACTGGACGAATATGCTCAACGTCAAAGTCGGCGGGAGAAAGCACTCGTTTCGATGATCCGTAAGCGTCTGTACCTCCTTGTTTGAAGTACATACCGAGCACTTCGAGTCCTCGAGCTTTTGTTCCGTTATTTGCCGTTGTTACCTCATTACCTTCTTTATCCGCTCCATACCACTTGCCTTTGCCAGGATTGCCACTATTATTTAGCTGAAGTTTTGCAGATTGTGGCAGAGATTCGTAGACCATCTCGAGATCCTTGCGATCAAGTTGAACTCCTCGAGAGAATACGTCTTTTTGAAGAGCTTGTCGAACTGTTTGATTGAACTCCGCATCTCCCAACCGATCTCGGTTTGCCTTCAAGTCAGCAATCTCTAAAGCAGTCAGGAGGCGAGATTGACCAGGAGTGCTCGTTCCGAATATTTTATCGCCCCCAGAAGCTGATTCTTTTGTAAGGTGACGGCCAGCGAGAATCGCCGCTTTGCCGAGTTCCTCATCGCGTTGGGACCCTTCTTCAATATTTCCTTTCTTCATTAAATATCCGACCATCTTGCGAATCTCATTTTGCACTGGTTCGGGAAACTCAACCAGGCAATCGTCGCCTTGAGCAATACAAGTGGCGGAACAGTTCTTTCCTTTGGTGCAACGTTTACGACCTCCCCCGACCGCCTCGGCTTTGGCTGTTCGAATCTCGGTTGCAGTTGGTGCCGCAGCCGCAAAGTTGAAAAAAGCGGGGTTCCGATGGATTGTATTGAGAGTCGAAACCCCAGCCATAATCAGTCGTCGTATCGATCGAGTACGTGTGCGATCACAGAGTTACGCACAATGTCTTCTTTATAAAACTCCACAACGCCAACCTCGGAAAGGTTGCGGAGGCGGTGAATGGCGTCGACAAGTCCATTCTCGCGACGGAAAACTTCCAAGTCCGTCTGCTTGGTATCGCCGATGAGGCAGATTTTTGAATCTTTTCCTACACGGGACAAACAGGTTTTGATGTGTGAAGGCAGGAAGTTCTGCGCTTCGTCGACGATAACGAATGCTTCGTTAAGTGAGCGGCCACGGATGTCTTCCAGCAGCACTGGCTCAATAATCTTCTTGTTCAGAAGGTATTCTGCAGCGCCTTGAGAGCGCATGATGCAAGGTAGATTGTCTAAAACTGGAGCAATCAGCGGAGCGATCTTTTCCGAGAGATCACCAGGAAGGGCGCCTCGTCCTCTTTGAAACTCGACACCGACGTCGCTACGAACGTAATAAACTTTATCGAAAGTGCCAGAGGCGATTCCGTGAAGTCCGTAGTGTAACGCAATGAGAGTTTTACCTGTACCGGCACAGCCATGAGCGAGGGTGACTGTGTTTCGTTTGAAAGTGTTCCAGAGTTCCTCTTGCCTCCAAGTCAAGAACTTAGGAGGTTGAACATCCATGCCTTTTGAGTAGGATTGTTCTAACATCTGGGCAGTTTCAGCGCGACGAGTCTTGCGCTTTTCCTTAGAAGTGAGCATGTTAAATAAAAGAGAGCAATCGGTGGGTAGTTCATACACTTTGTTGCTAATGAGCTTTACATAACACTCACCTCCTTGAAGATATAGTTCGGATCGCATTGGAGGGCTGCAACCGACTGTTAGTTTTACCCGGTGACCACTACAGTGACCACCAGGCGTCTTTTTCTAATAGCCTCTGTATATAATCAGTGCCAGCGCTCGGTGTAGTCGTCCCACCCGTTCTTCTTACCGCAGAACTCGGTGAACTTCTTTTGTGTAGGATTTTCCTTTGCCACTTTTTCTAGATACTTATCTGCTGCAAGGTCTGTAATCAGTACTTTGGTTCCGAACTCTTGTTGCATTAGTTCGGAGTTACGATCAACTGGAGAGTTTGCCATGGATTCTAATGAATAAACATCAGAAACTTTTTACGCGGTTCCATCGCGTTTACATCTCTGTATCCCAACCAATATTACGCTTGCCGCCTCGGATTCCCCTTACAAAGGAGGACCTAGGGTCCGCCTCACCGCTAACGGAATCGTAATCAGGGTCATTTATAGCATGGTCAGCAGGGAACATTCGTAAACGACCGCGAGAAAGATTCGGGAATACGGTTTGATTGCCGAAACCTGGGCGAGTAAGTTCTCCGAAAAAACGTTTGTTCTGAATAATAGAATCCTGCAACCCTCTGTCAACTGTGTCCAGTTTCATAGAGAAATAGGTTAATGCCCACGTAAAAGCATCAGTGCGGTCGTCATGTTTAACGAATGGGAATGTAGTTAACTCTTTCACGAACGAGTCAATCCATTCGCCCTCGATAAACTTCACTCGAGCAAACTCCATTAGCGGAGCAACTGCTTGAAGGCGCACCGTTTTCGATTTCAACGGTCTCATTTCCTCGATCGGAATCTTCGCCTCTTTTTTCAACATCTGAATCAGCGATTGCCCAGAAGCTGCTTTTTCGATACAAAGAATCCGAGCATCATAAAAAGCATACAGGTGTTTAACCTTGGCGATCAAGTCTGGGAAACTTAACCTTCCGGTAATCATCTCGCGAATATATACGATACCTGGCGTTCGGTGAGAAATCGAAGCGACACAAATCGCCGTTTCGTCTGCCATTTCTCTCTCAGAAAACGCACAGTCGACTGCCAGCCAAGTCAAGTCATAGGATATGTGAGGATCCGGATGCATCCGAGTGATCCAACTGTCTTTAATAATCTGACCTTCTGCAGCAACTGGGTTACCTTGATAAAGTGCCGCAAACGCGAACGAACCCATGGTCTTTTTCTGAGCCATGAGCATGTCCACGGTAAACGCAGTGTTACTCGGCCAATGTGATTCTCCAAGATCGCGCTCGAGAGGATCCTGCTCTCTTTGCTCTGCAGTTTCAATCAAGCCAGCGATATTCACCCAGCGCCAACCATTCGGGTTTTCAACCTCATCATATACACCATCTGCTTCCAGCAACACACCGTGCAAGTCGTGCTGGTGGAATCGCGTAGCGATAACCATCTGACACCAGTTGTTGGTTCGTCGAGTAGATGCCTGCTCACCCCACCATGATTCCAACGCCTCTAACGCTGCTGTGGAGGTTGAATCCTTCAACGGGTCGTCGACGATCATGGCGCCGACACCAGGACTTGTGATGTTTGTTGTTCCGGCGGTAAATCCGGTTAACACACCGCCAACCGATGTCGGGAGAATGTAACCACCACCCAGCATGTCGTATTTGGAATCCGGAGAGAAACCCTTCCAATCTGGGAAGATTTTTCGAAACTCTGGATGTTTCAGGTACCCGATGGCATCTTTATGAAACTTGCTCGAAAGCATTTGTCCATAAGATGCAATAATATGCTGCGTTTGTTGATCACGTCCAAGCAACCATGCTACGAACATTGACGCAAGCATGGATTTACCAGATCGCGGAGGACACGATACGATAACACGTCGATAACGTTTGTTGGCAAGATCCTCGAACGCAGACGCGATAACTTCATGAAATGCAACCACTTTAAGGTCGCCTTTTTTCATGATATCAGCAAATGCCAGGAAGCAGTTTTGAGCTGCTTTATATTTATATTCTTCAATAATAGAAGCAGGAGCTTCCATTACAATCAGTTCTTGTAAACCACGGATGTATTTTCGCCAGGTGCTGTGTTCGTCCAACAGGCTTGCTTTGGTTATGATGGGGCGCATGTCAGAAGTTACTGATTCGCTTCAGAAGCTCCTCGACCTTTCCATCGTATTCGCGAGCCAGCGACTCTTCGGAAGGCGATTCTTTTGCAGTCAGAACCACGATGTCTTCGGTAATCTCGCGATGTGCTTTCACAGAAGCGGAGAAGATTTGCACAAGATCGCGAGTGGAGCACTCGGACATTTGATCTTGCAGAAGGCCAATGGCCTCGTTGGCAACTTTTAATGCTTCCTCAGCCAGGAACTCTTTTTGCTTGATAACGGCATCTTTTGCGTTAGAGTCAGACATCAGTAAAACCTCTTTTTACACTTGGCACACCCGCCACGAGGTGGGGGTGGATTACCTTTATAGTTTTGTAGGGATCGTAGGATCCGTTTCGCTAACTCAATGTTACCCGCTGCGACAGCATTATGGTAACTTTGCCAGAGAGAATGAGAACCGTTCATTAGCAAGGGGCAATGGGGCCTGTGTCGCCAGAACACGGTAAACAACCAAGTTTCCACAGAGAGTTGACCGATGCCAGCTCGAATGTTCCTTCGAGCATCCATCCTTTGCCTTGTGGGGACTGACCGACAAAGTAGAACCGACCTTTCGGAGTCTGAATGAAGACTTCGGGCATAACCCCAATCAGAACCCCGCCGTCAATAGACAGCATCGGCGCATCGGGGTTAAGGGGGTCAACGTACAGGAACTGGTAACCACCAGTAACGACGGCAAACTCGCCAACATTTAAACCTTGGAACCAAGTGGAATCCTGGACCGCTCCTGAACCGATTGCTCCACCTTTAACCACCGTGTTATTCCACAGTTCGATCGCATAACGAGCCAGTTTTTTACCGGTGTTACAATAGAATACTTCGCGAATAGGCTCTTTAGTTTCGGCATCAAAGATTGTAACAACGAGGCGCCCATCTTCGGTGTAACTGCGGTTTGATAAGAGGTAAATCGGTTGATCGAGCGGATCCTCAATGAATACACAGTCAGGATCGCAGATAAACACCCAGTCCCCGCTCTGTGTCAGTTCGTTCGACCAGCGGACTCCGTAACAAGCGTCGTAATCCTCGGGTGGTTCACCATCACAGGAGTAAGCGGGAACGTAAATGTCACCGGAGGCTTCGTCAAGAACGCCGCCGAGGGGCAGTCGCGTTTCGACACCGAGGCCAGGGAACAACTGACGGCAATCCCCTCGTTGAACGCAAGGATCGAGAGCAACGTATGGGAGTGCTTCCTCAATCGTTACCTGGTACTCTTGAGTGTATGTGTATTGAGACTCATCTGTCAATCCTGTGAACCGCTCGTTAGTACAAACAAAAGGTTCTAGAACTTGTACGTAGGCACCAGAGGGTACGGAGCCATTCAGAGTAATGAAAGAACCAGCCAGCAGCTGGGTGGCAAAATCGTGTCCCGAAGAAGTCAGATAGTTCTGGCAGGAAAAGTTGCACTCAAAGGTAAGCTTACGCTCGAATACCATCGGGATGCGATTTTTTACAATATTGCTCGCACCCGTGTAACGCACAACAATATTATTCGTCTGTTGCACTACACCTTCGTTTTCGATGGCATCTGCCAAGCGCAGCACATTCACGCTAATCGGGATCAGCGGCGACGCGATAAGTGCGTCACACATAAACTGCTCGATTCTTGTGTATGTACTCAGCTCCAAGTGACTTCACGCTAGATAACAACTTTTACCCGATTTGCTCTGTAAAACAAAGGGCACCCGAAGGTGCCCAGTGAGATAAGTTAGGCGCCCATCGGGTGAATAATGAACCCTGAGGCGGGCACAGCAGGGTAGGGGGCAACAGCGGGGTCGGTCAGAAGACGAGCGTTAACGTCTGCGGAGTACCACCACAGTTCCACATACTCCCCAGCGGCCAGAGTAACCACCCAGTTGATGTAACCGAGTTGGGCAGCGCCGCTTCCTTGAAGAGTTAGGTTGT